CTATCTGCTGATAGTAAGGCGGCAGGTAGATGGAATACAAATAAAGGTGGCGAATATTTTGCTATTGGTGTTGGTGGTGCTGTAACTGGTAAAGGTGCAGACGTTTTAGTTATAGATGATCCACATTCAGAGCAGGATGCAACAGTTGGTGCGTACAACCCAGATGTTTATGACAAGGTTTATGAGTGGTACACCTCTGGTCCAAGACAAAGATTACAGCCTGGGGGTGCCATAATTATTGTTATGACACGATGGAGTAAAAGAGATTTAACTGGGCAGATAATAAAAAATTCAACACAAAAAGAAGGTAGTAGTGAATGGGAAGTTATAGAACTTCCTGCCATAATGCCATCAGGAAATGCTTTGTGGGAAGAGTTTTGGAAAAAAGAAGAACTGTTATCACTCAAAGCAGAACTTCCAATATCAAAATGGTCAGCACAATATCAGCAAGATCCAACTTCAGAAGAGGGTGCCCTAATAAAAAGAGAATGGTGGCAAGAATGGGATAAGCCACATCTACCGCCTTGCGAGGCAATAATACAATCTTGGGATACTGCTTTCTTAAAAACACAAAGAGCAGACTACAGTGCATGCACCACATGGGGAATATTTCATCATCCAAATGCAGATGGGCAGACTGTGCCTAATTTAATATTGATAGATGCCTACAAAGAAAAATTAGAATTTCCAGAATTAAAAAAAGCAGCCTATGATAAATATCATGAGTTTGAACCTGACCAAATGATAATAGAAGCAAAGGCTGCAGGGTCACCATTAATTTTTGAATTAAGGGCTATGGGCATACCTGTCACAGAATTTACACCAAGTAGAGGTCAAGATAAAATTGCTAGAGTAAATGCAGTCACAGATTTATTTGCAAGTAATGTAATATGGCACCCACCCACTAGGTGGGCTGATGAAGTAATAGAAGAATGTGCAGCTTTTCCTGCAGGTGATAATGATGATCTAGTTGACTCAACTACACAGGCTCTGTTAAGATTCAGACAAGGTGGTTGGATAAGAACAACTATGGATGACTGGGATGACGAGCCAACCTATAGAAGACCAGTGGAGTATTACTAATGGATTTGGTTCACATAATAGATGGTCTTATGGGTATTATCATTCTAGGTGGAGGATGGTTTTTGGGAACACAATCAAAAGAATTAAAAAGAATTGATATATTGCTAAATAAAACTAGAGAAGATTATGCTAAGAGAGATGATGTCACTGTAGCAATAAACAGACTAGAAGAAAAAGTAGATAGAATTTTAGAAAGAATGAAATAAATAGGAGTCACTAATGGCTGTTGAAAAACAAATGATACCTGACACAGGTGTAAAAAAACTAGCAGAGCTAGAAGAACAGCTTGAGATAGAGATAGAAAATCCTGACTCTGTAAGTATTGAAACAGATGATGGTGGTGTTGTCATAGATTTTGAAGGCAACAAAACAGAAGAATTACTAGGTGCAGCACATGACTCAAACCTTGCAGAATATTTAGAAGATGCTGCATTAGATGAACTAGCTAGTGAATTAATAGAAAATTTTAACACAGACAGACAGTCTCGTGGTGACTGGGCTAAATCTTATGTTAAAGGTTTAGATCTATTGGGAATGAAAATAGAAGAACGTCAGCAACCTTGGTCTGGCGCTTCTGGTGTTTTTCACCCTGTATTAACAGAATCAATAGTTAGATTTCAGGCACAGGCTATGGGAGAAATATTCCCTGCCTCAGGTCCTGTAAGAACAAAAACAGTTGGTAAACAATCTAGAGAAAAAACAGAACAGGCAGCTCGTGTAGAAAATGAGATGAATTATCTTTTAACAGAAGAGATGACAGAGTATAGAGACGAAACAGAGCAGATGCTCTTCAAACTTCCTCTAGCAGGGTCAGCCTTTAAAAAGGTATATTACGATCCCCTTCTCGAAAGACCTTGCGCAATGTTTGTCCCTGCAGAGGATTTTGTTGTTTCCTATGGAGCAACAGATCTGATGAGTTGTATTAGATACACACATGTGATGAAAAAAACTGCTAATGAAATAGCAAAGTTAATGGTGAATGGCTTCTATAAAGATCTAGATTTACCAGATCCAGAACCTGATTTTTCAGATATACAAGAAAAGTATGACGAACTAGATGGCGAGTCTGCAACAATAGAAGACGATGACAGACATACATTGCTAGAAATACATGCTGATTTAGAATTACCAGAGCCATTTCAGGACAAAGAGGGCATAGCAAGACCTTATGTTGTGACCATTGATAAATCATCTAAAATGATTTTATCGATTAGGAGAAACTATTATGAAGACGATACGAAGAAAAAGAAGATACAATACTTCGTACATTACAAATATCTTCCTGGGTTGGGGTTCTATGGCACGGGTCTTATTCACCTCATTGGCGGTCTTGCCAAGAGCGCTACTTCGATTTTGCGTCAACTTATCGATGCTGGTACTTTATCTAATTTACCAGCTGGTCTTAAAGCTAGGGGTTTACGCATCAAAGGGGATGATTCGCCTCTCATGCCTGGTGAGTTCCGTGATGTTGATGTGCCTGGTGGTGCGATTCGTGACGCTATTACTTTCATTCCTTACAAGGAACCAAGCTCAGTCTTGTACCAATTACTCCAAAATATTGTTGACGAGGGGAGAAGGATTGGCTCCGTTGCAGATATACAAGTTGGAGACATCAACTCGCAAGCGCCAGTAGGAACAACACTAGCTCTCATGGAAAGATCCATGAAAGTTATGTCAGGTGTTCAGTCAAGATTACATAGCTCTTTGAAAAAAGAATTAAGATTGATAGCAAATATAATTCATGACTACATGCCATCTGAATATATTTATGAAATAGAGGGTGAGTTTTCTAGAACAAAAGATTTTGATGACAGGGTAGATGTAATACCTGTATCAGATCCCAATGCTGCCACCATGTCACAACGTATTATGCAGTATCAAGCTGCATTGCAGTTGGCGCAACAGGCACCACAACTGTACGACATGGGCAAACTACACAGACAAATGTTAGAAGTGTTGGGCATAACAGATGCAAAAGATATAGTTAAGTTAAAGGAAGACATAAAGCCTAACGATCCTGTTACAGAAAACATGATGATACTAAAACAAGAGCCAGTAAAAGCATTTAAATATCAGGATCATGAGGCACATATTACTGTGCACTTAGCTGCTGCAAATGACCCAAAGATAAAAGAAATAGTTGGACAGTCACCGTTTGCAGGGGCGATTCAAGCAGCTATAGCAGCACACATAACAGAACATGTGGCTTTCCAATACAGAAAAGATATGGAGGAAAAGCTAGGTGTTCCTATGCCATCGGAAGAAAAACCATTACCTGAGGATGCGGAGTCAGAGCTTTCTAGACTCACAGCTCAAGCTGCTCAAAAGTTACTTTCATCTAATGAAGCAGAGATGCAAGCAGCGGCAGCAAAGAAAGCACAAGAAGATCCTTTGACAATAATACAGCAAAGAGAGTTGGCAATAAAAGAAGCAGAGCTACAACACAAAATTGAAATGGATAAATTAAAATTAGAGTTGGAAGCAGCAAAAACAAAGATAAATAAGGATCTACAAGAGGATAGACTTGAAAGCGAAGATAAGCGTGAGGGTGTAAGAATAGCTGCAAAACTAGCCACAGACGCTGCTAAAGATCAAAAAGAAGAAGCAAAATTAGTATTGGATGCAGCAAAGCAGTTGCAAAATGAATAAAAATGAAACAGTATATACACCAATTATTAAAAAAATACAGGAGATGAGATATGATTGGTCTAATTATGTCTCGAATGGCGGAGCATCTTCCTATGAAGAATATAGGGAAACATGCGGTAAAATCGAAGCTACAAAGCAGATTGAAGAAGAAATTAAAACAATTGAAAAAAGGTTTATTGAAGATTAAGGCTTTTCTTAAACAAAAAATTAGGATATATAGGAAATATGTATACAGCACAAAAAGAAATAAAAGACGAAGTTAAGTTAAAATTACCTGTGCCAAAAGGGTATAAATTACTTATCAGTATACCTAAAATGGCTGAGAAAACTGAGGGTGGCGTTCATATGCCAGACACTTTAGTGAAAGCAGAAGAAACAGCATCTATTATTGGTTTTGTTGTTGATATGGGTGAAGAAGCCTATAAAGACACAGAGAAATTTCCTAATGGTGCTTACTGTCAAAAAGGTGATTTTGTTATTTTTAGATCTTATTCTGGAACCAGATTTAAAATAAAAGGCGAAGAATTTAGATTAATTAACGATGACACTGTGGAAGCAGTTGTCGATGATCCAAGAGGGTATGCGAGAGTATGAGCGAAAACACTGCACAAAACTTAGAAGTAGAACAAGAAGAAAACGTAGTTCCTGATATAGAGGTTCAAGTCGTAGACGATACACCTCAGGAAGATCAGGGAAGACCCGCTAGAACTGAGGGAACTAAACCTAACATCCCTGAGGATGACGAGATTGCCCAGTATAAAGGGGATGCTCAAAAAAGAATTAAACAATTAAAATATGAGTATCACGAAGAAAGACGGGCTAAAGAAGCTGCTGAAAGAGAAAAGAATGAAGCAAT